TGAAACGACCTCATTCGAGTCTGGACAAAATGACTCCAGATGAGTTTTACTATGACCAGCTACCACAACAAAATAAGGTAGCTTAACTAGAGCAGAATATCACTTATAAATAAGCTTTTAGTTGTTCAAACAAGTGGGACCACCTCTCAATTTTTCAAAATAGCCCGTAATTCCCAAGATCACAAATGCCAGTGCAGAAAGTAAATATGCGCCAATTGCTTCGGAATATGGCACAGTTACAAGCGTCGTAATTAAAAATGCAGCGGCAGGCGTAGACCACGCAGTGATAATGGGTTCGCGGGTATACCAACTTAATAATATTCCAGTGATACCAACCCCAATAGAAATAGACCACACCCATGAGGCAGTGAGTTCAGGGCTAAGACCAGCCATCTGCGCAGCTTGGAAGATTAAAATAAAGGTACCACCATAATTAACAATGACCGAAATTAAACCTGCCATAATGGGGGGAAGAAAATCATTAGAATGATGTTGAAAAGACATAAACTCTACCCCTAAGATTTTAAAAAGAAGTAGTAGAGTGTATTTTTAATGTGGTATTGCCATAAGATACACTTTTAATATTTTTTAAGGTACCAGTTTGGTCATGTGAATTTACTTTCTGCCTTTCTACTTAACTCTGGTAAAGGTGAAGGAGTTAAGAATGGTTTTTATATTGCTAAATACAATGAGAGTAGTGCTTTGAATGCAGCGAAGAAAAATACCCTCAATTTAGGTTTCTTAATGATTTTTTGAATTTCATAGATCGTACAATATAAACAGTTATTACAATTAAAAAACTATTGAAACAAGAGTTCAATAATAAATATGAGTTTATCCTCTAAGATTGAATATTAAATAAATTTTTCGATAGGATAAAAGTATGAGCCATAGTAAACAACTCACCATATTTGATGTCTTAAAATTTAGTCATGAAAAGCAAAGAGAATTATCTGATAAATTAATTGAAACCAGTGGCAACTCAGAAGAAAGAAAGCATTATTTCTCATTACTGAAAAATGAATTATTTGCACATGCAGTGGCTGAAGACAGGTATTTTTACATACCTCTTATGATGACAGATGCAGGTTTGAATATTACAAGGCATGCTCTGTCTGAGCATCACGAAATTGATGAGCTACTTGAGCAACTTACTGAAAAAGAACTCAATAATCCGAGTTGGTTACGTATAGCAAATCAGCTACGAAAGCTTGTACATCATCATTTAGATGAAGAAGAGCATAAATTTTTCCAGCAATCTGGTAAAATTTTAAAAGATGATGAAAAACTAAGCTTAGCTAAAAAGTATCAACATGAATATGATAAATATATTGATAAAGACAAAACAAGTTTAGTTCATCAATGATTTAAACTTTTTTAAATTTAGTACGATAAGGCAGACTTGAAAATGATCAAATCATATTAATTGTTTTGTCACTTTTTCAGCTGTTTCGGTTCACTCAATCTTTATAGTAAGCTGATCTTTAAAGATTGAGTGAAGCATAGCGCTCACTCTGAGGGCAGTTTCATATAACACTAATTATGATGAACTAAGAAGATAGTAAAGGATTCTTTTTTTCAAAAAAAATTTGCTTAGGCATTATTTTGGAGAAATAACCCTCAAATACTAGTTGAGTTCGTTCCCTAAATTCATATATCAATGGTAGTTCCAAATTCCCTATTTTAAAGGAGTCATTCATATCTAAATGAGAGCTTATGGAAAGCATAATTAAGCTAAAAATCCTAAATAGCTCCCAATCTAATATAGCAGATGAATTTCTTTCAATATTATAAATTCCCCATTCTAAAAGCCAATATTCCTCCATATCCCATATTTTTTCTTCGTGCAACTTTCCTATAAATGATAAGTTTTCATATAAGTCATTGTGAGGAAAATTGCGCTGTATAATTTTTTTTGCATTCATAATTTATGTTCTTTAAACACTATCTAAAATTAATTTAATACAAATTTTACGAAATTCTTGAATTACTTTAATAATATCTCATAATTTACAGGAATGTGAAAGCAACTGATGAATATGTAATTGATGTAGAAAGATTGAGTGAAGTATAGTCATCTGAGTGAGGGCTAATTCATCTAGGACCCATTATATTAAATTTGATAATTTTGTACTTTTAAAATCTGCTAAACACTGAAGATAAAAATGCCAATCAAATTGATTGGCATTCTTGAAATAGCAAATTACTTTAGGTAAAAGCTATAATGTTTGCCACGCATTTCTTGCTTCTTCTGAATTTTTATTCAAAATTACGTTTCCATCTTTAATTTCACTCACCCAACTTAATGGAATCAGATGATGTTCATTATGTTCATCATCACTTCGAGTCAATTTAATTGAATCTTGTCCCTCAAGATGGTCAACCTTACCGATCTGTGTACCACATGAAGCAATTACTGAAGCATGTTCTTTAATATTGTTTGCATTAACGTTACTCATAATGTTTGCCCATCTATTGTTCAAGTTGAAATATCAGTCTAAGACATTTAAAAATTAGTGATGTAAGTATTTTTAAGCTTTAAGTTTTGTTGAGTTAATAATGTAAGGTTTATAGATTTATTTAATTTATAAATGTCATTTTTGAATAAATATATAAAATTAAAAAATAATGTGATTCTGTTCTCAATTAATTAATTTTGTTATGCTTTATTCATTTGTTTTTTGTGATGTAATTATAATTTATAAGTTTTATTGAGGTTTTTTTGATTATTTTATTTTTTTTGGTCTTAATGGGGTGTTTGAAATTGTTTCTGTAAGATTTTGTTTTGTAATGCTTTATTTTTAAATAATTAACGGTAAGATTTTAATGTGTTGTATTGTAATTTAATGTTATTTATTTAAGAATTTCTAAAACGACAATACTCAATAGAGCTGGGGTTTTGAGCTGAGTTTATTTTAATTTAGTTAATTTTATTTTGTACAAACCTTTCTTGAAACTATAACAAATAGCAATATTAAATAAAAATATTTGATCTAGGATGATTATCGTTGATTGATTAATTGAATTAATAACTTTTATCAAAATAGAGGATTAAATATGTCAAATTCTAATATAGATAACGAAGTAGTTAAGAATCTCAGTAAAGAACAACGTGACCAATTGAATGCCGATCCAATTTCCGGTGAGCCAGGAGCACACCCAATCGGGACAGGTGTTGGAGCCGCAGGCGGTGCAGTAAGTGGTGCAGCTATTGGAGCTGTTGGCGGACCTGTAGGTGCTGCAGTCGGTGGAGTAGTAGGTGCAGTTGTTGGCGGATTAGCTGGAAAAAGCATTTCTGAAGCTGTAAATCCAACTGATGAAGATGTTTATTGGCGTGAAACTTACAACACTCGCCCTTATTATAAAGACACGATTAACTTATATGATAATGTAGATTACGATCGTGATTATCGTGATGCATATCAGCTAGGGTACACTTCTAGAAGCAATTACCCTTATGAAACAAAGTTTGAAGAAGTTGAAGCAGATCTTAAGCTTCAATGGGAAAAAACCAAAAGAGAGTCTCGTTTAAAATGGGAAGAAGCAAAGCATGCAGTAAAAGATGCTTGGGATCGAGTAACTCGTTAACAGATACTCAAAAAAATAGCCCTTCAATGTAAGGGCTATTTTTTTGTCACTAGTAAACAAATGGCAGCAATCCACTACAACCATTAATTGTGGTAACATATTGAAAATCCAAGTGAATGCAATGATATGCAATCTATGCCAATCCAATACAGACTGAGTGGATTCTACTTTTGGTATTACCGCACTGTGGACTCACAAAAAGTATAAAAACATTACATTTCAATAATATAGGTATAAATTTTCGTGGGTTTTATTGTAGTAAAATAGTGCTTGTAGACTATTTGTAGACTTGTTGGGAAACAGGTATAAGTCGGAACTTACTACAGTTGGAATTAGACATGAAACTCAACAAATCTATAGTTGATGGTATTCCATTGACAGAAAAAGGTCAAAAAATGTATAGGGATGGTGATCTAATTGGATTCGCTGTCAGAGTAACAAATAAGAGCAAAACTTATATTATTGAAAGACGTTATAAAGGTGAGTTGTTTAGAGTAACTATTGGAAAAACTACTGACTTACCATTTACAAATGCTCGTGCCAAAGCACAAATGATCTTAGCTAAAATTGCAAACGGTGAATATAAAAAAGAAATCAAATTTGTAGATGTTCTTGATCCCTTAGATATAACTGTTAGTGATGCTTTAAAAATATATTTAGCTAATAATGATTTTAGACCTAAAACCATCAATCAATATAAGAAGTATTTTAGTGCTTACTTAAAATGGGATGATAAGAAATTATTTTCAATCACCAAACAAGAAGTTCTTGATAAATTTATTGAAGTTTCAAATTTAAGTGAATCTTCAGCCAATAGCTCTGTTTCACTTCTCGGAACTTTATGGAGATACATTCATGTCCTTCATTCAACGGATGAAAAACCAATCCTTAAGAGTAATCCTGTTGAAGTGATCAACGTTACTAAAGGATGGAACAAAATAAAAAGTAGGGAAAGATATTTACATAAGGACATCATTCATCCTTATTACAATGCAGTTTTAAATTATAAGGATGAGCTGAACTTAGAAGACACTGCTAGATCGAACACGAACCGTGACATTATCTTATTTTGTATGTACACAGGTTGTCGAAAGCAGGAAGTGTGCTGTTTAAAATGGAGCGAAGTAGATCTTAAAAAAGGGAATATCATCTTTTTAGATACAAAAAATGGTAATGACCATACTTTTCCGATTGGAAATCATTTACTAAGTATTTTGAAAGAACGCTGGTTACTACGTGAAAATGATTGGGTATTTCCTGCAACCAAAATGCCTACTTCTTGGAATATGCACGCTACCAAAGTTGATACTTTACTGAATAAAGTTGGTGAGAAAGTTAACTTTTACGTATCACTGCATGACTTTAGACGTACATTTGCCACTATCTGTAATCTATTAAGATTTAATATCTATGTTACAAAGCGGCTTTTAAATCACTCAGCACGCCCACGTATTGATGTTACTGGTGGATATGTCCAAATTCCAGATGAAGAACTTAGAGTATGTATGAATATGGTTGAAGCTGTATATCAGGGAAAAATTGATTGTTTCAATTACCAATCTGTTTGGAAAGAGCGTTTAAAAGAATTAAAGGCGGGGTAACCGCCTTCAAACTAACTGAGCAGTACAGGTAACTGTTCTGCTTTTTTCATACTGTAGCACATCACGTTTTTTATAACTGATCCTTCTGCCTATCTTCGTAAACGGTAAGCTATTTTGCTCACATCTCATTCGCGCAAGTGTCCATGGTGAGCAATCGAGATATAGCGCCACAACTTCTTGAGGAAAATTCTTATCCTCTTGTGCATTTAAAAAGTCATTCAGAGCTTTTTCCTTTTTTTCGTCGGGTGCATCTCTTAATGTTTTTAGTGACATATAAGCTCCTTAAATTCATAAATAAATTTTAAAAATAGTGGCTTAAATGCAGCAACTTTCAACTGTTTTTGATACAAGTTACTGCAACATTTAGCGAACAAACTTCATCATCTGTATAACAAGCTAAATCTATGCTGTTAATTCAGCTTCTTTACGCTCATATATAGAATTAATGTTGTCGATTTGAGAGTTAGAAAGATGTGAAGTGTTTGGTTCAAATCGTTCTTCCATAAGTTTATTAATATTTTCAGTATCAGCTGATGCCTCAAGATCTATGATTAATTGTAAGTAAAACTTATGGGTACCATATGCAGTTTTAATTTCTGTTTGCGCTGGCTCACCCAAATCGGTTGGAAATGTAGAAGCTAAACTTTTTAGCTCCTCTAATGTTTGAGTTTCAGTGATTTTTGCTAATAATTCACTTGTATCGAATGTATAAACTTGTTCTACAAATTTTTCTTGTTGTTGCCCTTGATGTTCAAGGCGTGCTTTTAGCCAAGAGGCACCTTGATGTTTTTTAATATTTGCTGGTTCAGGAGTTACATCAATTTCTTTATCACGTTCTTCTTCTGCTACACCAAAACCTTTTAAAATATCTGTAAACTCATCTCGCAGTGCGTATCCACGAGCGCGCATTTGCATCATTCGTTTAGGATATTGTGTCCATGGACCTTGTTTACTTAGTAATCCAGCACGTTTAGCATCTTCCTTACTAAATGTTTTAGTTACGGCTTTTTGACCTTTACGTTTAACAATACAAGTCGCCATATCTTCTGTTTGTGTTTCTTCAAATTGTTCCAGCAGGCCTGAGTTACGCACTAAAGCAAGAACAGCATCACCCCATAACGAAGGACGGCCATTAATACATGCTATGTTTTGTAGAGCCTGCAAAGGTTGTAAACCAATTTCCGCTCCCCATTGCATAGCAACTAAAATATTACCAGGTTTTTTTTGATAATCCTTAGGCACAATTTCAGAGTTTGCCAACAAATCAGCAATTTGCATTGCTTCAGTAAGATTTGAAGGTGTTAAAAAACTAGTATTTTGTACTAATGCATTCATGATTAATATTCCTTAAATTGTTTCTTTAAATTTGTTTGAAATACGGAAAACTCGGGTGCTGGAGGTTTTGCTATATTTCGCAAATAAATCTGGATCTTCTTTTTTCAACAGGGTACTGTCGATACGAGTTGAAGATTGTTCTTTGTAGGAGCAGATGGTGTTGCCTTGGCTAATCATCATTTCTGCATCTTGCATATTTGTAACGATCGCTAATTTGATTTCATCTTCGCGAGCTTTATTAGCTTTTTGGCGATTTTGAACAGCGATAAGTTCATTAGCGAGTTTGATATGTTCACTATTTGCTTCAACCTGTTTACCTTCCACATGCTTTGACCAACGATGTAAAACATCATCAAAGCAAGTAGGGGCAGGTGGAGTGTCGGCAATAACATGATTGAACCAAAAAGATTTAACCTGTTGAAAGATTGACTCAATCAAATCATCATCACGTTCAATACGGTACATACGGAATTTGTTGCCACCAATAAGAACGGCAAGGTGCCATAGTTGAAAGCCCGTAAGTTTCATGTACCAAAGACACTGTGTTAGGTAATAATCAGGAATCTGGTCTGAACCTTCTTCACCAAATAATTTAGATAGATATTCAGAAGCTGTTTTACATTCCAAACCTTGGTCTGTGGTTAAGCGACCTTTTTTAAAAAAAACACGGCCTGCAATTTCAGGGTTAATGACAGCGCGATCAATATTCCCAATTGCCCACGGTTCACCAAGCTCAGCTAACGAAAGTTGCTGATTAACACGTTGAACTTTGACATTCATTCGACTTGAAAACTCTTTTGCCACTACATCTTCAAGTAAATTTCCAAAATGAGCAGATTCACTTTGAGTATCTGAATCTTCAGAACGACCAGTTTTATCAAGCCATAATTGAAAGGGTGACTTGTAAGGACTAAATCCAAGAATTGCTGCAACATCCGAACCACCGATACCTTTCTTACGAGCTGCCAAGAATTGGGCATGATTAATTTGAGTGTTCATGTGTTAACCTCCCAATTTTTGTAATTTTTTGGTGATTGAATCTTCCAAAGCATCATTAATCTTAGAAAGCTCGATACGATCTAAGTAGGCGTTAACTTCACCATCTTCATCACCAATCAATTCAGGTTCTAAGCGATCAATTTGAATTCCTATCGCATGGTTAATGCCATTACCTGCATCAAATCCTGAGAAATCAAAATTTACTTCGATGAAATATTTATCATTTGCCGTGAGTAATGTAGCGCGGCAATTGTGATAACAATCGTTATATTTACCTAAATCGAGCTCATCCACTTTATAAGTGTCAGAGGCAACGATGACCTGTTGCTGCTCATCAAGTGGAAGCTTTGCTGGTTGGTACATTTGTACTGAAGCTAATACCGCTGTCATGGCAATTGCACTACTTAAACCGAACAAAACGGATTTGAAATTTAATGAAACCATGTTCATAATCTCCCTTATAGCTTTTGCTATATCCTTTAAAGAAGCCCCGTCCTCGACCAAAATTTCGGGGCTTTTTTTCGCCTAATGTTTATGTTTACGCTTGGAATGTACCAATTCGAACAGGATTTTCAGGAAGTAGCGCAATTACTTTTTCTTTAAACTCTTGAATGATTTCATTGCGTAATAGTTCTTCTTTCACGATTTGTAGTGAGAAAATTGGCTCACCATCTGAACTGTTCACCACTAAACGTAAACGGATAGTTTTTTCATCTAGGCCAACATATGCAGAATCATTGATTTCGAAATATGAAGGTAATTTACCTGTTGTACTTGAAGCCTCTACTTTGTCGAAAACAGAACGAGTTTCTTGCAAATTTGAAACTGATGAATCCGTAGTTGAGGAAGCACCAACTTTCATATTGCGAACTGCGTTAATTGCCTCAGCAATATTGATAGGTTCATATGCTTCAGATGTTGCAATGAATACAGAAGCCCAATCTTCAAGAAGTGTTGCGAAACGTTTTTGATTAAGTTTTTGATCTTTAAGTTGGTTTAGTTTTTCCCAAACTACTGTTGGTTCAAGTTGTAAAACCGCCTTATGATCACAGTGGCCTTGAGACAACCCAACAACTTTGAAGTTTAAAATTGCTGTTGCGGATACATTCTTGTGGTCAACAAATACAGGGGCATAAATTTTTACTTCTGGAACACAATTTTCAGACTGTGTATTACTTAATACATAAGTTTTAAAGTCTTCAAAAGATGGAGTTTTTAAAACACCACGAGCACGGTTACGGCCAGCTTGAAATTGTTCTAAATCATGAACTTTGAAATTCTCATGAACTGCAACAAGTTCACCACGGCTTAAATCATTGACTGGAAGTGCAAGTTCAACGATTTCTTTAGCAGAGTTTTCCATTTCTATTACCTATTGGATGGTTAATTAAAGTGCTTAAACGAAGTAGGGCTTAATTAAGCATCTTCAGTGAATAATTGGCTTGTATGGTTTGCGAATAAAGTGACGTCACCACCTGCGTTCAAATGCATTGGAGTTTTTGAGGCTGTGTCTTCTGCACGTTTACCTTTTGCTGTTGGCTCGACATAGGCAAGGGTATGGGCAATTTCTACTTGGGATGAATCACCGATACGAGCAATATCAAGTGTGATTTTAATTTGGCCTTTTTTGTTGTGGGCTACCGCACCTTGAGCAACCATGCTGATAGCAGCACCTAATTGGTTTGCAAAAGTTCCAGCGCCTAAGTCGCCAACAAATTGTTTAGCGTTTGTGGGTTGATTTGACATTTTTTATCTCACATTGGGTTATTGTGTGAGATAAATATTAGGTAAACCTAATTAATTAGTCAATAGGTATTCCTAATTTATTTTTAGGTTTACCTAAGTTTCTTTAAAAATCGAAAGAAAACCTGCAATGTGCAGGTCATGATGTAGGATACAAAATATGAGATTTGAGTCTTATTTTTGAAATATTTCTTTTTTTATTTTTTTTAACTTTTCAAGGTCATTCGGTAGGATTTGATATTTCGAGTATTTTTCTTTAATTGTGATTTCATGTGTTTTGTTTTCAAATATTTTAGATAAAATAAAACCGCTAATAAAAGTTAGAAAAAAACCACCAATTAATCCACTAATCCAAAAATCAGAGTCTTCAATACTCCAAGGGATTACAATTATTCCTATAACAATGTAATACCATCTATTTATTTGCTCTTTTTTTTCCAATATTGGCTTCATTTCACCTTCTATTAATAATTGAATTTTATTAGAAATTTCTTCTTTGACTCTATTACATTCAGTATCATAAAATTTTTCTTCTTCAATTTTTCTTAATTGTTTTTTATAAATAGATTCTGCTAGATTTAATTCATGTTGTTTTTGGATATTTGCAATTTCAGCAGCCTGTTTAGGTGATTCTCCATGATTATGGATAAACCGGCTAATTTGTTCAGCAACTTGTTCGAGGGTTTGTCCTTTAAAATTAAATTGCTCGCTATATGGAAGGCGATATTGTGCGAAGTGTTGAAAAATCCGTTGTTCTAACCAATACCCATCTTCAACTTTCCATTGGTGGCCTACAAGCCATTTCCCAACGACACCAGTTCCTTGACTGATTTCATCGGCTCTTATTTGTGGAGTTCTAGTTGTCCAACCAATCTTATAGATATGAGTATTATATTCTTTATATAAAATTTCATTATAAAGTATATATACATACTGATTCGCTATACTAGAATATGTAGTTTGATTTTTAATATTATTATTTTCAGAAAAAAAAGATTCTGAGATTCTTGTATCAATTATTTGAGTTATAGCCTTACCTATAGCTTCTTCACTAAAATCGCCAAAGGTTGATTTTCTGAGATTAATAGCCTTAATCTTGTAATAAAATAAATGCTCTCGAAGTATTGTATCGATTAATCTATCAAATCCATTAATCAAACCTTCTTCGCTCATATCATCAAAAACTTTAATTGATAAGTTATTAAGTATATTGGGGTTCGCATATGGATTAAGTATTTTATGGAAATCCTTATATTGTGCTGTATAATATTGCAATAAAGAAAATGTCTTTTGTGTGATTAATTTACACATGCTATTGGTAAAAGAACTATTACTATACTTACCAAAAACATTTTTATTATTAGTCATACAACTTTCCGCTTACAAATAATTTTAACTTCTTCTTACTCGTTTAGGTCTTGATGCACCTAGCGGCCTAAATGCATCAATAACTAAACCAACGAGTTCCATACCATCTTCGAATTCAATTATATTTGGTTGGAAATTTGGATTAAGTGCTTGTAAATATTTACGTTCGTCACTTTCTATAATTAATTTTTTAAAAGTTGCATCAGTGTTATTTCTAACAACAATCAAATCCTCAGAGAGAAGATCACTTACTTGGAATTTAGGGTTTACTAAAATGTAGTCCCCATCTATGTAAGTAGGAAAATTACTTATACCAACAACTTTAAGATAAAAACAACCATCAGGATCATCATGACTTAATGGCGGTAACCATTCATTAATTTCAGAGAGATTAATTGCTTCTACAGATGTCATTGCACCTGCTTGAACCCAAGATAGAACTGGTAATAATTTAGCAGTAACAGGAACAATATTATTATCTAGAGCACGTAAATCTGGATTTGATGAACCATTTGTAAAATTACCAGAATTATTTTGTTGGTCTAACTTTATTTCACCGTTTCCAGTTGCTAACCATACAGGATTAACATTTAGATGTTTCGAAGCACGTAAAAGATTTTCACCTTCCATTGTTTTAGATTTACCTGAAAGCCAGTCACTCACAGAAGGTGGCTTAACACCAACAGCTCGCGCAAGCTCAACACCCTTAATTTTTTTGGGTGGTAAAACTTCCATAGCATATTTAAGTCTTTCAGCAAGTGTCTTCATAAATAACTCTCATATCATTAGGAAATCCTAACATGAATTAAATTAGGTGTGCCTATTGATTAATTATAAGGAATGCCTAATAATTGTTTTGTTATAGGAGAGCAACATGAATGACAACCAACTTATAGAAGCTTTAGGTGGATGTAATGCAGTTGCACGGCTATTAGGTATTACAGGACCTTCAGTTAGCGGCTGGAAAGCTATTCCTACTGATAGAAAAATTCGCCTAGCCGTGATAGCTGAGGATCGTGGTATCTGTACACGAAAAGACCTTTTCCCAAGGGATTATCAAGAAATTTGGATTGAGTTAAGAGAGACAGTTCAAAGTTAAGAGGAAAACTTATGCATACAGAAATAATGATCGTATTCAGTCGCAAACTGTTGGCACCACTGTCAACACGCGTGCCACTAGAAGTACAAGAATTAATAGATTCGTTGGCTGAAAACCAAGGTAGTGATCGTGCGAAGTGGTTAAGAGATGCCATAGATAAAAAGATCGAAATAGAGACAGGTCAATCATCATCTGAGCATGTAGAAAAATCAAAGAATACAAAGTATTCCAGCGTATTCAGGAATGTATTCAACTTTTTCAAAGCATTAAAAAAGCCCGATGGATCAGATCGAGCTTCAAGCATTCATCATCTATCAGGAAAATGAACATGACTAATTTATCAGAACATACATGCGCAGGCAAATGCACTGAATTTAAAGAAGAACAGTGTAAGCATTGTTTGATTGCTCAAGTGGAAAAGCGCGAGTTTGATTTAGGTGTGGCACCTGATGCTGTTTACGTGAAAGGCAATGACGTAGAGAAATACCATAAGCGAGCAATTGAATCAAAAGGTGAAGTGCCATGAGTTTTGAGGTCATTTTTATTCACTTTACAAGGCATATCTTATAACTCAATAAAAGGAGTTAGTTTTACATGAGCAGTTTCAACTTTGTTAAAGCTGTACGCCAAATCTCTATGCCATCAACGACTAAGTTGGTGGCAATAACACTTGCTTCATATGCTAATTATGAAACTGGTGAGTGCTTTCCATCTGTTCAAACTCTCATGGAAGATACTGGGCTATCAAATCGGGTAGTTGGCTTACACATTAAGCACATCGAAAAATTAGGAATATTGGTTGTAGATCGCTCAAATGGTCGTCGATCATCTTATCGTTTTGATGTGGAAAATCTTAAAAAAGTAATGATGCATAGTCACAAACTAGCAAATGCAAGCAGTGACTTTAAGGATAAAACCAGTGACTCTGACGACATTAAAGCAGTGACTCTCATGCACCAACCAGTGACTTTGGTGCAAAAAGCAGTGACGCAGAGTCACACTAACTACCAAGAACAACCAATAGAACTACCAAAAGAACGTAGTAGTAATACACACGAGGAAAAAATTTCACCACCTCCAATTCATTTTGTTCAGTACCACAATTTTGATCTTGCCAAAATCTCAGTGATTGAACTTGGTCAAAAATATCCAACACTGAAATCGGATTTTATCGAGTTGTCTAAACCAAGACATCCTGATCTTGAGCAACAGGATATTGAAAATTTGTTTGATGAATTTGGAGATTGGTTTGCTTCATCGAATGACTACGGTAAGCAAATATCCAAATCTGCTCAAAAGTGGGCGGTATCTTGGCTAACATGGGTAAACAACAACAAACACAAAATAATTGCTCGTAGAGCGAAATTGACTGTGAGTGATCAATTAGGTTTAAAACCACAGGCAACAGCACAACCATCGGCATATCAAGCCAAACAGGAAAATGTAAATCGTTGGTTGCGTTACGGTCAAAAAGTTCGTGAAGAACAACATCAGGAATCATCAATGATCGATGTGGTACCTGAACCCCCAAAGAACTTTCTGATTGAGGAGGTGGGTCATGCGTGAGTTCACCCTTGATGAAGCTCGTCGCTTAATTGACAAAATGCGTATTCGATACGGTAAGAAATTTACAGATCAATGGGCAGCAGTTGAAGAAGTTGATCTTGAACAAGCAATGATTGAGGATTTTTCAGGATTAACAGCACAGCAAATTGAAAATGGGTACAACCGAATGCTTCAAGAACCATGGCCTCCATGTATTCAAGATTTTAAGATTTGGTGTTTACAAGGTTCACATTGGCTCACTGAAAATGAAGCATGGCAACAAGCATTGGCATACGAGAAATCGGGACAAACCATTTCCATCAGTAGACAGGTTTTAAAGACGCTTAAAGAATTTAAGAAAGGTTTTGATGAATTAAACCCACGTGCTGAATCACAGTCAAAAGCTTTTAAAGATATGTATGTACGAATTGTTTCAAATGCCAAATTGATGGGAGATGTTCAGACATTTACTGATCCAGTACACCAACTGGAAGAACAAAAAAATGAGGAACGAAAAATTACATCGTGCCCACCAGAATTATTGGCCCAAATGAAAAGTGTTATTAAAACACCAAAGGCAGGTAGAGCATGAATTTGTCACCAACTCAAATTAAAAGACTTGTACACCAACGTGATAACAAGCCTAAACAGCCAAAGTATGGGAATCATAAAGTTGTAATCGATGGGGAAAAAGTGGCTGACTCTAAACACGAATTTCGTCGTTTAAATGATCTTATTGTCTTACAACGTGCTGGTGAGATTAAGGATTTACAGACACAGGTTCGCTATAAATTAATTCCCTCTCAAAAAATATGTGGTGTAAAAGTACGTGGTACTGATTATGTTGCGGATTTTGTTTACTGGACCAATGAGGGTCAGTTTGTTTGTGAAGATGCCAAAGGTCATAAAACTGCAGATTACATTATCAAGCGTAAGCTGATGAAAATGATTCACGATATCGATGTTGTTGAAGTTTAAACGATTTAAGGAGTATGACAATGAAGTCTGATGATTTACGTTCAAATTCACAAATTATTTTAGAAGCTATTGAGGATTTACACTCTCAAGAACAGATCGTTACTCGTACAACACTTGCTGATCTTACTGGGCTGCAATTATCTATTATTGATGATCGATTATCATATTTGGTAGATACAGGACAGATCATTAGAGTACAGCGCGGTGTATTTGTGCCAGCAATTAAGCATCGAACAGCGCGTCTAATGTCCAAGACTATTTTGCCGGACGGAACAGTTAGCATTGAGATAGGCAGCGTTAATACTGCTGTTTTAACTCTCACTCCAAGAGAAGCACGTAATTTGGGCAATTTATTAATCGGTGAAGCTATGCAATATAGCAACATTGAATTAGGACATCACATGGCAATTATACAAAGTGAAGTAGCTGGTCAAGTTCGTAAATTATCAAAGCAAGTAGGTGATTTATTGGATAGTGGAAAGCAGGGTGAATTAATTTAAAGCATGATTTTTGTATTTAAATAATTAGATTTGAAATTCCTTTTGCCAATTGATAAAAAATAAACAAATGTTATCTTGTTTATTATTTATCAATTGGGGGATTTAGGTGAGATTATTTTTTGTATTGATAGTATTAATCTTTCCATCTTGGGTGATGGCTGACTCAATACCTGAGTATGTGTCTTCTGAAGATAAGTTAGAGAAATTAGCTAAAGCCTTAATGAATGATAAGTATACAGCTTCATCTTCTAATTTGGACTTAGATGAATCTGAGTCGGAATATGCTGCATATTATCCAATAGCAAGTAAGTATGTAAACACTGACCTTTTGAATGTTAGAAACAAACCGATTGATGGATTAGTAATTGATAAACTGAAAAGGGGAGAAAATGTTCTTATTTATGACAGGAAAGGTATTTGGGAAAGAATATCTGAACATAATCAATCACAGAAATGGGTATCATCTCATTCACTATGTTCTGGTGTTAATTGTTACCTAAATAATAAAACTACTGTAGCACCTTTAAACCTTAGTAAAAAAACTAATAATAAATCAAATTCTATATCAAAAAGCTCGACTTCTCCAAGAAAATACTATAGTGATTTAGGTTGCCCATGTTCTGGAGTAAGCAATTGCATAGGTCCAAGAGGAGGCCGTTTTTGTTATACATCTGGTGGTAACAAAAGATATCGATAAGTTAAATGTTTCTTGGTAGATATACATCGTCCATCAAAAATTAGACCTTTTACTTATAAATATGATCATTAAGCAATTAAGAGGTTTGGTGATCATGGCTGAAAAAAAATAATTAATTTCGATCTCTGCTCAATCAATTATTGAGCTAAATAACATTTCAAGCCAAGATGCTATACGACGATTATACAAACTGATTTGAGTGGGAAAATACCTAAAACTGTTGAAATGCTTTCTCCCAAGATAGAACAAAATAAACAAGGTGTTTTGTTTTAATAACTAGATATAAATTACTATAGTTTGTCTATCAAATTTAAGGTTTTTCATAAAAACAATTGTTAAGCAAAATTTAGTGAGATTCGAATCCTTATCTGATTCGAACTCACATAAATAACAATCATGAATGATAAATTTTTTTTCATTTATAAATTTATTTAATTCAAGAAGAATTTTTTGATGAATTAATCTGCATAGATATTGATTTTGGAGAAAATGAAAAAGTGCAAATCTAGGAGCAATTTTCTCATCAATTGAAAATTGTGAATCTTCAGAAGGTTTGTAACGAGTAGAAACTTGACCACCTTTTGCAGCCATGTACATTGTGCCATCTTTCAGAGTTATAGGAAAATTGTCTCCATTTTCTTTTAATAGTTTAATTTCTTCAGTTGTAGTAACATCATGTGAAGTATTTTTGAGTAAATTAACTTTGAAACTTTCAATAAGTTCTGGTCTTTCATTATGAATAATTTCTAAAATATCAATACTATTCCAAGTAGATTTTCCATGTGGAAGAACATCAACAAAAAAAATCTCTTTCAAATTCACAATGGCAATTGCTATATGTTTAGTTCCTTGAATAAATCTCCCTTTCTTTCTTACACCTAAATGAAAATGATAACAGTTAAAATAATCCAACATACCATCTACGAAATTGGCATCAAAAAGCTTTCGACTTAAATAAGGATTTAAATTTTCACCATTTGTGATTGCAAGTTTTAATTTATCGAAGCCATTTTGATCTTGAGTTGGGACTTTAAAGCTATTGGCTAAAGTTACTTCTCGTTTTCTAATAGATATAGTTTTGCTTTCATGGTTCTTAAGTTGAAGATATGATGGTAAATCACTATCAAATTTCAGTTTCTTTTTTTTAAGCTCTCTAGTTGCCCATTCATTTACGGCTTCGTTAACTTTTATATAGGGGAAGTCTTTAATCATTTTCAGTAATTTAAAAATAAATTAAATATAACATATAAATAGTCCCCCCCTCTAAGGTTCGACAAATTATATTCAACACCCCGATCATTAAGCCATTGAAAGAGCATAGTGATCATGGCTGAAAAAAAAGTAATTGATTGGGAAAAGATCGAACTTGAATATCGTGCAGGCGTAAAGTCACTTCGTGAAATCGCTTCCGAGCAAGGTGTATCAGATACAGCAATCAGAAAACGTGCAAAGCGTGATGATTGGGTTCGAGATTTATCAGCAAAAATCAAAGCAAAAGCAGATGACTTGGTTCGCAAGGAACAGGTTCGCGCTGAAGTTCGCACAGCAAACCACATTTCAGAAAAAGAGACCATTGAGGCAAATGCCAATTTAACTGCAGGTGTACGCTTAACTCAGCGTAAGGATATTCAGCGTTCTAGACGAATTGCCATGAGCCTTTTTGACGAATTAGAGCAAATGGTTGGTGAAGATCATGTTGATTTACTGATTAGACTTGGTGATTTGATGTGGTGTCCTGATGACAAAGGGAAAGATACATTAAACGACATATATCAAAAAGTAATTTCAATGCCCGGTCGTGTGAAGTCCATGAAGGATTTAAGCGACACACTCAAAACCTTGATTGCTTTAGAACGTCAAGCATTTGGACTTGATGATGAGAACAACAAACCAGTTGATGCATTAACTTCCTTACTTGAAAGAATTAGTACAGGAAACAGTTCTGCATTTAAGCCAATTGCTGATGATCCAGAATATGGAGCATCTACGTGAATAAAGCGACTAATCACCCACATCAATTTAATTTCATGCGCGTACACGCTTCAAAATTGCACAAATATTGTTCAAAATGGAGTGAAAATTGATATATAACACTGATTTACAGCCATTACCAATGAACAAGGAAGAATTAGAACGCTGCCTTGCTGATCCAATTTGGCGTATTTTTAGTGGGTGTTTGTATAAAATCAAAATTAAGGGTGATGACTTCGTAAATGAGTTTGGTCAAGTCGAAGAAGCACCTACATATGAGTTACCTTTTAAACCAAATGATGCACAGAAAAAGTTTTTAAATCGATTGTGGTACCGCAATATTATTTTAAAAGCGCGCCAGTTAGGTTTTACAACACTGATTTGTATATTGTGGCTTGACCACGCTTTATTTAATGCTAATCAGCATTGTGGTGTTATTGCCCAAAACCTTGAAACAGTCAGTGATATCTTTAGCGATAAGATTAAATTTGCTTACGACAATTTACCGCCTGAAATTTTAGAGCGCTTTCCGTTAAAAACTAACAATGGAACCGAGATGGAGTTCGCTCATAACGGCTCTAAAATCTCTGTGGCTACATCATTTCGAGGCGGTACCATGCACCGCTTACTGATTTCTGAGTACGGTAAGATTTGTGCCCAATCACCAGGTAAAGCAAAAGAAGTTAGAACTGGTTCATTACCTGCAGTACCAACAACAGGAATATGTGTAATTGAGTCAACTGCCGAAGGTCGAGGTGGTGACTTCTTTGATAAGGTTCAGATTGCTCAAAAGAACTTTGCATCACGTAAAAAGCTTACACCTAAAGACTTTAGACTACATTTTTATGGTTGGTGGGAAGAACCGAAATACCGTATTGACTCTTCAGAAGTGGTTATTTCGAAAAAAGATCATAATATTTTTGATCATATTGAAATCGTTGTATCTAAAAACTTAGGTAAAAAGATCAATATTGATCCAGATCAACGTGCTTGGTATGTCTCTACACGTGATAACGATCTATCTGGTGACCAAGCTTTGATGTGGCAAGAGTATCCATCATTCCCAGATGAAGCTTTCCAAGTGTCCACAGAAGGGAATTACTATGCCAATGACATGCTTGAACTGCGTAAACGCGGTGGTATTACTCAAGTTGAAGTCTTGGATATTCCTGTAAATACTTTTTGGGACATTGGTAATCATGATGGTTGTGCTATTTGGTACGAGCAGATACTAAATAATCAAGATCGTTTCATTGATTATGATGAAGATCATTTTAAAGACCTACGCTTTTACGCAAAACTGATCAAAGACAAGCCTTATATTTACCATAACCATTATTTACCACACGATGCAGCACATCAACGACTTGGCGACTACAACAAGTCAGTATTAGAAATGCTTGAAGAATTATTACCTGGTCATAATTTTGTGGTCATTCCACGTATTACATTGTTGACAACAGGTGTTCAGCAAACACGTAGGCTTTTAAAGAATGCTTGGTTTGATGAAGAACGATGCAAACTAGGAATTGAACGCATTGAAGGCTATAAGAAGAAATTTAATCACCAAGCCAATATGTATATTGATCAACCTGATAAATCAAATGGATGCTCAGAAGGTGCAGATGCACTTAGACAATGTGCACAGGCTAAAGAAGCAGGTTTGCTAGGTGATTACCTCTATACGTCTAGTCGTACCAGTGATAATTCAAGTACAAATATTCATGAACAGCAATCTAGCTATAGAGAAGCACCACCAACAGATTGGCGAATGTAAGGAATTTAAATATGTTTGATCAAGAAACTACACAGATTGAGCAAGCTAATCTTGATGATGATGCTTTAACGCTTGATGAACTCACCGAAATTATGTACGAAATTGAGGAACAGCCTTATTGGCGCCATACCGCAGATAAGGAAATGGATTATGCAGATGGTAATCAGCTTGAAACTGAACTTCTTAATCGTATGAAACAGATCGGTATTCCTCCAGCAGTAGAGGATATGATCGGCCCTGCATTGCAATCTGTAGAAGGTTTCGAGTTGCAAACACGCACAGATTGGCGTGTTAAAGCCAATGGTGATACCGGCAGTGATGATGTAGCAGATGCTCTAAATTTTAAGTTGAATCAAGCTGAACGTTTATCTAAAGCGGATAAATCTTGTAGTGATGCCTTCCGTCCTCAGATTGGTTGTGGTATTGGTTGGGTTGAAGTTAAGCGCGAACAAGATCCTTTTAAATTCCCATATCGCTGTACCAAAGTCCATCGCAATGAAATTCATTGGGATATGAAATCCACTGAAAATGATTTAAGTGATGCACGTTGGTTACGTCGTACTCGTTGGATTCACCCAAAGCGATTAATGAATGCTTTTCCTCAACATGCTGAACTCATTCAAACTGTCGGCAGGTATGGTGGTTCATGGTGGCAAGAAGCTGGTGTATTGGATGGAGGAGATAGTACAGGACTTCAAAATGCTTGGCTTGATGCTCGCTCATACACGATTAGTGAACAATATTGGTATAACCCTACTTCAAAAGAAATCAATGTTGCTGAAGTTTGGTACCGTCGATGGGTTCGTGTACCAGTTTTAAAATTCTCAGATGGTCGTGTTGTTGAATATGATTCTTCTAATATGAATCACGACATTGCCATTTTTCAAGGAATGGCACATGTTGAACTTGCCAATATATCAAAGGTTAGACGTTCTTACTGGTTAGGACCTCATTTATTATTTGATGGACCTACACCATACTCACATCATTATTTTCCTTATGTACCTTTCTGGGGTGCTCGTGAAGACAATACCAATATTCCTTATGGCTTTGTACGTCGAATGAAGTTCAGCCAAGACAGTATAAACTCAGGCATTTCTAAATTACGTTGGGGTATGAGCGTTACACGTGTTGAACGTACCAAAGGTGCGGTTGATATGACAGATGAGCAGCTTCGTCGGCAAGTTGCTCGTCCTGACGCAGATATTGTATTGAATGCTAATCATATGGCAAAAAATGGAGCACGTTTTGAAGTAAAGCGTGATTTCGAATTGTCACAACAACATTTTCAATTAATTAATGATAATCGCGCTGCAATAGAACGTGTCAGCAATATTACTTCTGGCTTCCAAGGTAAGAAAGGAAATGCAACATCGGGCAAACAAGAACAATTGCAGATTGAACAATCCAATCAGACTTTAATGAAAATCATGGATAATTTTAGAGAAGCCAGAACACTGATAGGTGAAATGCTTCTTTCAATGATAGTTGAAGATATGGGAACTCGTCAGCAAACTGTGATTATTGAAGGTGATGCAATTCGTGAAGATCGTACTGTCGTAATCAATAAGCCTGAAGTTGATGAAATGGGCTATCCATATGTATCAAATGATGTGCAACGTATTCGCTTGAAAGTAGTACTCGATGATGTTCCAAGTTCTACAACATTCCGTGAACAACAATTGAATGCTTTATCCGAGATTACCAAGTCATTGTCTGCTGAAATTCAAACTGCCGTATTGCCTTATGTAATGGCATTGACTGATATTCCGTTTAAGAAAGATATTATTGAATCAATTCGCCAAGCTACTCAGGCATCTACACCAGAACAAATCGAGCAACGTATTCGAGAAGAAGTTAAGCAAGCACTAGCACAAGCTGGTAATGATATTAAATTGCGTGAACTTGAACTTAAAGAACGCAAGGCAGATAGTGAGATTAAACTCACTGAAGCTAAATCGGTACAAACAGGTGTTCAGTCTTCTTATAGTGCGATGCAGAGTGGTGTTCAAGTGGCTCAAATGCCACAGATTGCACCTATTGCGGACGAGATTATGAAAGGTGCTGGTTATCAACGTCCAAATCCAATGGGAGATGATCCTAACTTCCCGAGCGCAGAACAGACCGCAGCTAGTGATATTCGTAGCCCATACATTCAAGGGCAGGGTGCAGAGATAGGCAGTGAAGGATTGGCAGAGGTACAACAGAATACTAGTCCGCTGAATCCACCTGTGCCGAAGCAAGGTTCTATAGGGATGAAGGGGATTGAGACAGAAAGAGTGAGTGATAATTTAGGATAACATCTTGACTTTTAAAAATTAAACCTCATTGTATGCAACACATTAAATGAATGCATTTATAAAAAATTTACTACTGGAATGGAGCATACAATGCCAAATACTGATTATTTTAAATTATTACATAAACAACTATCTTCTGCTAAAGAGCTGTCAACGCAAAAAAGTGCCAAGGGCTTTTTAGGTCAAGAAATATTGAGATTTCATTCAATTGCAGGGACGCTTTTGAGTAACACGAAACCAAATGGTCGCTTCGTTTTAGATGATGGTGCATCGGTTGATGAGCGATACATCACACAACCATTGATTCGCTCATTGTTAGAAAACTTTTTTAGGATCATATACATTTTTGATGACAGCGAATTGGAAAGTGAGAGATTCGAGAAAGCTGTAAATGGTTTCAAAGAAGATTATAGAAAGCTTCTCAATGCCTTGAAGAAACGAGGTTGGGAAAACTTCATGAATGAATATGGTTCAAGCCTTCAACCTGCAAATAATGAATGGAGTGGTCTACCAAAGTTGAAAAATATAAATGATATATTGGTTGAAATGGATAAGGTTAAAGATCATAAGCTTCAACGTTTATATGCGTTATATCGGATGTCAAGCTTTGATATTCATGGTAACAGCCTAAAAATTTTTTTTGATGTAGCATTCAATACAGAGTGTGGTTTTCCGATTATTAAAATTAAAGATGCTATCAACATGATAGCATACACTTATGTAGCTCTACTTAATGTACACATACAATCAGCTTAAATTTAGCTGACTGATGGCTTATAAGCTGATAAAAATTTAAAAAAAAGACAGCCATTTGGCTGTCTTTTTTTTCCACTTATATCAATTTAAATCGTTCAATTGCAGATAAGTTCCACTGATGTGAAAGCAACTGATTTTTTAGAGTTACTTTTTCAGTTTCTTGCACAAATCGCCAAGCTGCAATGGAGCCATCCACAAAATAATCATGCACTGAATTAGCGATATTGGGATTCAGAATGCGAATCCCTTCACCATATTCTTTCCACCAGTGATTAACCCAAATCATCGCTTGAGCTAAACCTGAGATATATAAATCATTATTTTTACTTTCTTTGTTACCAAACAAAGCAATCAAATGATGTACATACTCAACAGCAACTGGAATAGCGTCATATGGAATATCTTCAATGTGATCTACGTTGAAGCGTTGATGTACGAGCTTGTAAGCATCGCTGTAGTTTAGATGCTTGGTTTTAGCGACAAGCATATTTACAGCATTGGTTAATGGCTCACGCTCTGATTTGTGGGTTTTAGCTACTGGTTGACCGACTTCTTTATCAAGAATGTCGAGTACCCATTTTCGGAATGTCTTAGCCACATCAGTACGTGCGAACATTGCTATGAGATGACAACCACGCAACGAAAATATTCGAACACTTAATTTGCGCTTACTGTTGTTAATTCCATTGGTCACTGATTCAATGACCAATGACATAGATGAGGTAAACTCATCTTTGTTTGAGTTGTAAAGATTACTTACGGATTTAACACTTTTATAATCTAAGGCTCGTGCTAATTCAGATGCTGTTAGGTAAATCTGTCCATCACATTGAACTACGGGGTTAAATTTCACTTCATTAAAACTTAATGCTAGACTATTCATGTCTATATCTCCAATGGTTTAGACATAACCCCTTGTTTGATTTGACGGTCTGCAAGGGGTTACTTATTTATGACACTATAATCTTGTCATTGAAATAAGTATTTCATAGTGTTATTATCATGTCAAATCAATTTTTAGGCTGATATCCAATGGCAGATCCAAAAACTGGAAGAGCTATTTCTCAAGATGACTGGAAACGTACACAAGTACGCATGCCACAAGAGCAATACCAAGCAATCATGAAATATGCCGAACAAAATAACTTATCTCTAAATACAGCTATGCTTGAATTAATGGATAAAGGTTTGAGTGGTCCATCAGATGAATTAATGTTAACAAAGGTCGATGAACTAACAGAAGAAGTCCTTGAGTTGAGTAGAGAGTCTCGTGAAATGCGAGTGCTTTATGTAGAGGCTCTTAATAAAAATTTTGAAAACCTTCCTATAAACTTGAGATCAAAATACGGGAAAATTATTAAAACTATACTTAATGAAAATAACTTAGAGCAAAATAAGGATCAATGAATGACGATTGTGCATACTTTTTATCATGTGGCTTATAATAAATCATATAATTTATTTCCAAAATTTAAGGTAGATTCAGAAATTTTTATAGGTAATGAGTTTAACCCTTTTTATAATTATTTCTACAGTACTAGTGATCATATTGAGGTAGGTGTTCCAAGAGGAAATCAAAAAGTCCATTTAATAGTATAATTCGGAAATTTCATAATGAATAAAGAAGATAAAGCCCATTTAAAATATTTATATTCAATATTTGTAGGTATTGAAAATAGTATATCTACAATATCATATAAATATATTTCAAACACTGAACTTAGTAAGTTACCTTTAACTGAAGCGCAATATGTATATTGGTTTGAAAATATTCAAAAATTTCATATATGTGGGTTAACTACAATTTTCAGGTTGAAAAAATGGTATGAGGCAGTTGAATCTGCATACAAATGTCAAAATTATTATAGTTTTTGTGCTGCATTGAGGGGTGGGATCGAAGCTTGTGCAGACTCTTTTTATTCATTAGGTGGATGTGTCACAACAATTGCTGAAAATTTCTCCATGATTAAGTTGGCTTTAGATAAAAAACCTATAAAAAATTATAGTTTTGTTGTGTCTGTTGAAATTGAAGAAATGTTGATTCATTACATATATGGAAGAAAGTTGTCTAAAGCAGAAAAGAATAAATGTGAAAATAGTCATAATGCACAGCTAGTGCAAACTTACTTAAATTCATTAGAAAATGAAAAAACTAAAGAGTTGTATTCTACGCTTTGTCAAGTAACTCATCCTTCTGCGTACTCATTAATTCCATTTTTATCTCACATTTCTGATAGTGAGCAATTGGTACATTCATTTAGTATTGATAAGGAACTCATAGATTCTATTTTACAAAAATATATAGAAGTGATTTCTGAAACTGTTACTCTCGCTTTAGGACCTGCATTATGTAGTTTAAAAATAGTAAACTTATTATTTGACTCAATAGATACTAATTTTGTAATGAATGAAAATTTATTGGGTAATCTTTCAGAGTATAAATATTGGAACAAATTAGAAGAAAAAATAAAAATTAGTTAATTTTTATTTTTGACGCTTGTTATATATTAGTTATTTAAAAAAGGATAAATTATGTGCGAAGCAAACTTCACATACGATTCAGGCAATAAAAACTTTCTTAAATCAATCGAGGTAGAAGCAAAAAAAATTAAAGATGCCATTTTAGATACAAAAAAATTTCAATTGCGGACACATTTAAAAAGCCTAAAACTTTCATCTCCTGGTGAATTTGATGATAAACATTGGAAAAAATTCCACTTATCGAAATTGACGTCTGATTATAAGCAGTTGTTAGCTTTGAGAAAAAAGTTTCCTGAGAAATATTCACAAGAAGAATTATTAGAATTTACTATAGGAGAACTTATAGATCTTGTTGCCCAAAAAGATCTTCAGCTTGAAGCCATAATGGTTAAAAATCAGGATAAAATCGAAAATGGAAATAAACTTATTCTTCTAAGGTTTATACCAGAGATCGATTAAAATTAAATACCACCTTCGGGTGGTTTTTTTACCCCCCCCTGTAAGGCTAACACCATTATATCTAAATTCTTGAAACTTATCTCATGTTGAGCAATCGACAGCTAAACGCTAGTAACTCTAGCCATTCGCCTTAGCGGTCACAGCGATAAGTGATAGGAAAGACATGGATATTACAGAGCAACAACAACAGTTGATTGATGATAATGGTGGGAAACTTACACCTGAACTTGCAGCTCAATTGATAGATCAAGAGCTTCATGGCGATACCGCATCTAAACCTGCGGAAGATGGTAGTCAGCCAGCAACTACCCAAGAACAGGAACAAGGCAATACACCAAAAACTGAACCCCCAGCACAACAGCAACCTGATGAAAGTCAGATGAATGCTGAAAATGCAGTGGTTCTTGCAAAAGATGGTAAGCACACCATTCCATTTGAACGTCTTGCTGATGCACGCAAGGGTGAACAAGAGTGGAAGCAAAAGTACGAAGATGCGCAAACAGAGCTTGCAAAGCTTCAAACAGATGCACAACAACGTATTGATAAAGGTCAAGCACCTACAGCACAAGATAACCAAGTAGCTATTGCTCAAAAAGCCATTGATGAAGGTGTAAACCCTGCAATCTTTGGTGATTTTAGTGAAAAGGCTTTAGCTGAAGGTATTCAAAAAGTTGTAGATATGCGTGTTTCTGCAATGGTTGATCAACGTGTAAAAGACGCATTGGCACCATTTCAACAGCAACAAGCAGTCAGTGCTGAGCAAGCACACTTTACTGAAATCTTTACGGCACACCCTGACGCGGAATCTATTGTTGAATCAAAAGAATTTAATGATTGGATGAGTGCTCAACCGGGTATTACGAAAAGTGCTTATCAATCAGTCTTAAATGGTGGTACGGCTTCACAAGTCGTCGAACTTTTAGGATTGTACAAAACTGCAAATCAATCAACTGAACAAGCTGCAAAACCCGATGCGGTTAAAGCAGCAGCGCAAGAAGCTGTAAAAAACGCTCAAACACAAGTACCACATAGCCTTTCAGATTTGCCCGCTAGTTCGCCTGCTGGTGTTTCTCGTGATGAACGCATTGCCAATATGACACCTGCGCAAATGATCGAAGAGATGTCGAACTGGACTGAAGAACAACGTGAGCAATATCTGAATCGTCGTGTGTAATTTAAATTGTGGAGAGTCGACATGACGAATAAAACCAATGCCGCTTATGGTGATAAAACAAATATGGTGACACAGGCCGTTGGCTTGTTCGCTACTCATATGCAACGTAACAGTACTCTTAATCTTTTAGCAGGGAAAATGCCAAAGGGTGAAGCTGGTGCTGATGCAACTTTGCGTAAACAAACAACACAGCATATGCCAATTGTACGTGTACAAGATTTAGGTAAAGGCCGTGGGGACGAGGTAACGTTCCATTTACTTAATCCTGTTGGTGCATATCCAATCATGGGTAGTGCTCATGCCGAAGGTCGTGGTGTGGGAATGTCCTTGAATGAAGATCGCTTACGTGTAAACCAAGCACGTTTTCCAGTGGACTTGGGTAATGTGATGTCACAAATCCGTAGTCCAGCAGATTTACGTAAACTGGGTCGTCCAGTCGCTCAAAGCTTGATGGATCGTTATTGCGATCAATCCACTTTAGTTCATATGGCTGGTGCACGTGGTTTCCATGACAATATTGAATGGGCTATTCCAACGGATAACCATCCTGAATTTAAAGAAATCATGGTGAACCGTGTAAAAGCTCCAACGAAAAACCGTCATTTCCTTGTAGATGGTTCAGGCGTACAGCTATTCAAACAAACGGCAGATGAAGTTCAAATTGAAACTGGTGATCTATTTACGATGGATGCTGTGGATTCAATGAAATCTGTTTTAGATACGATTGCTTTACCACCACCGATTTGTAAATTTGAAGGCGATTCAAATGCTGACGATTCACCAATTCGAGTGTGGTTAGTTTCACCAGATCAATACAACAAATTTGCTTCACAACCTGGTTTCCGTTCATTCCAAGCAGCAGCTTGGGCACGTGCAAGCCAAGCTAAACAACACCCATTGTTTACTGGCGATGTAGGTATCTGGAATAACTTTATTATTCGCAAAATGCCGCGTCCTATTCGCTTCTATGCAGGTGACACAATTAAATATTGTGCTGCGTATGATTCAGAAGTTGAGTCTAGCGCAATTGTTCCAGCAAGCTTTGGCGATAAATTTGCAGTAGATCGTTCAATCATCTTAGGTGGACAAGCATTAGCGGAAGCAATGGCTTCATCTGAGCATTCAGGCGCACCATTCTTCTGGTCTGAAAAAGAGCTGGATCATGGCGATAAGTGGGAACTACTTATTGGTGCAGTTCGTGGTGTATCTAAAATCCGCTTTGATGTGAACACAGGTGAGCGTCAAGAATTCACAGACTATGGTGTAACCGTAGTTGATACAGCCGTTCCGATCTTTGGTCGTGGCTTGTAAGTGTAAACAGGGTATGTCCAGTCAGGGCATACCTTTTAATATTTGGTTTATTGGAGTTTGCAGTTATGGCAACGATTAAGCGCAAGACAGCACGTACTCGCCAATTTGGTGGGTTTAGTCCATTTGGTAATGCTACCAGTTTGGTTTATTCACTTTTAACAAATTCTACAGGTGCAGTAATTGATTCCGATTCTACTGCTGCAATCGCTGTAGGAGATGTAATTGATTTAGGTGAGTTACCCGAAGGCATGCAACTTGAAGATGCTCAAGTCATTATTTCAACGGGTATGACAGAAGCAATTAAAGGTAATTTAGGATTTAAATACACTGGTACTGATTCAGCTGATGTACCTCAAGATGCATTTTATTTCCTAAAAGATGGTGACTTAGCAACAGTAGGTCGTGTTCGTGCAAATGGTTCAAAGTTAGTCACATTACCAAAGCCAGCACGATTAATTCTAACTGTATCGGGTGCAGCAAATGCAAAAGCATCTGAAATTCAGATCATTGTAACGGGCGAATTGAAAGGTCCCCGTTAATTTCAATCTGAGTTAAACCTTTGGCGGTGTGAGTGGTTTGACTTACATCGCCTTTTTTCAAGATATATAAAAGGAAAATGAGATGAAAAATTTAGCAATTGCAATGATTTGTCATTCTATTAATGCTGCATATTGCCAGTCGTTAGGTGATGATAGCCAAGTCGCATGGGATGATACACCTGAAACTCATAAGCGAAGTTTGATTGCTGGTGTGGAAATGCATTTAGCTAATCCACAAGCTACACCCGAACAATCACATGAAAGTTGGTATCAGCAAAAAGAAGCGGAAGGCTGGACCTATGGTGAGTTTAAGGATTTAGAGAAAAAGGAACATCCTTGTTTCTTACCCTATGAAGAATTGCCTCTTGAACAAAAGGCAAAAGATTATTTATTCCGTTCAACCGTTCATTTAATGAAAGATCTTCCTGATGTAGAAGAATATTTAGCATTGACAGATGAAGTTAAAAATTTACGTGAAAAAGTTCAAAAGACTGCAGTTATTTCACCTGTAGCCATACCAACAGCAACACCATTGGGTGCAAGTGGTATTGCAATTCAATATGTAGGACGTAAAGACCAACATATAGATCGCCTTTACGGCTCTAATTTAGTTTTTGCACACGGCCAAGTTCGTATTGTGCCTAGTAATATTGCAAGTAGTTTGTTGAAGCATCCAGAATTTCAACGTTATGAACAACAAGATTTAAATGCTACGGAATCTGATACTCAACAATCAGATGATACATCGTTGATTTTAGAAGAGTCCAAAAAGAAACAGGAAAAGGATGATGAAAACGAAGCATTGATCATGGATGAAATTGATACAGTTCAACGAATTACAGATAAAAAGAGTTTGGTTGAATACGCTAAGCATAAATATGATCAAGATTTAAAAATGAGTAGTAGTGTCAACACATTACAGAATCAGGTTGTTGATTTAATTAAACGTTTTGGGGTGGTGTAATGCAACTCAGCCAATTGATTCAACGCTTTCGTACTTTAGCAAATGACAAGGTCGGGCCTTATTTCAATGATGATGTAAGCGTTATTGATTGGCTTAATGATGCTGTGAATGAAGCATGCATCCGTGGCCGTTTGTTGCATGAAAGTCAAAACAGAGATGTATGTACCATTGCTGTAAGTCCTTTTACTTCCGAATATCCAATACATGAATCATTATATGAATTAAGTAGAGTGTGGTTTGAACCAGCAAATGGCACTTATGGTTCATACTTAGCTTTAATGTCGGCTGAAAATTTAGATCAGCGATATAAATGTGATAATTGGAAGCGGATGAAAGGCTCACCACAATTTGTTATTCAAGATGATACAAAGCTTCGACTCGTACCTATTCCAAATATTGAAGGTGAATTACAGTTAGAAGGGTATCGTGTGCCATTGATAGCGATGGAAAATGATACGGATAAGCCAGAGATCAATCAAATTCATCATGTTCAGTTAATTCACTGGGCTTTACACAAAGCTTATAGTGTTCCAGATTCAGAATTTTTCGATCCTAATCGTTCAGCTTTAGCAGAACAAGCATTTACTGAATACTTTGGTCCACGGCCAGATAGCGATTTAAGACGAATGACGAGAGAAGATACGCCACATTTGGTTCAACCCTTTTTTCCATAACATTTTGGCGTAAACATAAACCCCTGTAAGGCTCATAGCTTTCAGGGGTTTTCTACATAATGAATTATATTTTTTTGAATATGCACAAGATGGGCAAACGAACTATTGATTTAAAGACAGAAGACACGCTCTATATAGGCGATGCCAAGGTTCAATTGATCAAAAAATCTGGGCAGCTGGCGCGTCTTTGTGTTGAAGCGGATAACCACATTGAAATTACACATAAGCGCATGAGTGCTTCCGATTTAGATACGGAGAATCAAGCACATGGCAAACACACTCTATGACAAAGGCCGTCAGCGTTTTTTGGAAGGTCAATTTAACTGGCTAACTGAAACTATCAAAGTTTATTTAGTCAGCACAAGCGCTTATACAGTGAATGCGTCAACACATGAATTTATTTCAGACATTTCTAGTTCAGCTCGAATTGCTGGACCTGTCACTTTAACAGCCAAATCTACGGCTGGCGGTGCAGCTGATGCTGGGGATGCAACGTTTACAGCTGTCTCAGGTGGTGCGATTGGTGCAATTGTAATTTATGCAGATACAGGTACAGAAGCTACAAGCCCCTTGATTGCATATCTTGATACCGCAACAGGTCTACCTATTACACCGAATGGCGGTGACATCATCGTGACTTGGGACAATGGCGCAAACAAAATTTTCAAACTTTAAGAGTGAGTGTTTCGCATGAGTGAATCCATTAAACCTGAACCAATCATTATTCAAATGTCAGGTGTAGAACCTGAACGAGTGATGAATGGTGCATTAAACCTTATACATGATTGGGGAAGGCTTTTAGGTCTACCTCCATTTCAGATGTATTGCTCTGAAATCAGCGACAATGACATTTTGTATGTGGAAAATTGGATTGAAGATTTGGTATTGGCAAAACTCAATGAGATTGGTGAAGATATTTTCTTTAAGCAGTACTGTGAATGGCACAAAAATAAAGGCTATTGGAAAAATGAAGATGTCTTTGGAGGGCTGATTTCAGTTGATTGATTATGGAGTTATTAAAAACAGGTTTTTGTGATCCGAATAATCTCAGCCAAGCCTACGTACTCTATGATATGTCTATAACCTTTGCAGACATTACGCAAATGGTGGATTACATTAAAGCTAAGGGAGAGACAGTCTCGACTTCAACAACTAATAATGTTGGTGATAATTACATTTATTTTAATGCACCTGGTAATCCTGTCCCATTTTGGGGAAATTTCAATAGTTTTTTTGGAGTCAGTGGCGATGGTGGTGCGCTACTCTCACAAACTGCTTTTAGTGGCGCTATATATTCAATGCAAGTGCCTACAGGTGAATTCCTTTTAAACGGATACTCTCGGCTAAACTTAAATAACTCAGCAGCGCTTTATTTTCATCTCAATCCATCCACTGCCGACGTTACAGGTACGTATAATTGCATTCGTTATGCAAATGGTTGTTATATTAACTTTCATTCAAACAGTGCCAATTCTGAAATGCATTGTTTTTTAGAAAATACAGGTGATCTTTATTTTGGATTTACCGTCGACAATAGACCAATCGGATTTATCCCACCAAACGGCACAGCATATAACCACATTGCAACACTAAAAAACTTAAAGCTTTATTGTATACGTTCAAGTGCTTTAACCATGAATGGTAAAGTTTTAGATGCTTCTGGGCAACCAGCATCGAATTGTAAGGTTTATATTTACAACAGATCAACTGGAAACAAAGTTGGTCAAGCAATTTCTAAAGCGGATGGAACGTATAAATCATTATGCGCAGCTAAAACAGGTGAAATTTTATTTGCTGTATGTCTCGATGATGACGTCCTCCCTGATTTTGAAGGTATCGTAATAGACAGAATTAATGTGAGTTGATTCTATGGCTATGGAAATAGATTTTAGATTTAAGAAAAAAACGGCAGGGGTCAAGAAAGATCAACCTGTTGACTTCAATACTCAATATGAATCTATTGTTCCTCAGATCAACGTCATTCAACCTAAATCAATACTTCCTCCATATGAGCGAAGTATATTTAGTTACCATGCAGTTAAAGCAAACGCATTTACCATTAGATCAGTTGAAGTCAATTTAAACTTTAAAAAGAATAAAGACGCGTATTTTACTTTACCTCAAGATCAAATTAATTTTAAGTTTGGTACAGACAAACCGCCTGAAGATATCGTGATATATGCTGGAGGCATCCCACCTCTTGATTTATCTAGCAACCATAAAGTATTTAATTACAACAGTTATATTAAAGCCAATGGATTAATTGCCGCTAATTTTGGTATTGCTTCTCTAATTCTTTATCGCAAGTATATTCAAGCTTTAGGATTTAACTCACAACAGATAGGTTCTTTAGGAATCTATAATAAAAATAAGTTTGTAAAGCCAAATGGATTGAATACACAGGTATTCGGTCAATTTACAGTTCAAAATCTCAAAAGGTTTTTAATACCAATAGGTTTAAATGCTGGCTTATTTGGTAGCCAAAAGATACAAAGCCTACGCTCATACATTAATTTAACTGGTACTAACTTCGTTAAATTTGGTGGAGCGCGTATAAGTCACAAAGAGCAATTTGTGACAAAGGCAGGGGCAATTGATTCATTTCAATCAGGCACGCATTTAGTTGCATTCTCTTTACGCTACGTGGAAATGAAAAGTAATGATATGCAACGGTTTGGTATTGCATGGGCTTCATTTTCACCAAGATATATTGAGCCACGCGGAATCTATGAACAATATCCTTCAAATCATTTAGTCAGCCCTAAGATTACAATTTATCCTGAAGGTTTGAATGCAACACTGTTTGGCACAAGAATAATTCCAGAAATCCAAAGTATTTATTGCCAAGGATTGGATACAATCTATGGTTTGGCTGGGGTTAAAAACTATAATCAATATATAAACCCTAAGGGATTTTTAGGCTTTGGAGAAATAGTAGAGCAGCAATGGGGCCGTTCTAAAATTTGGAATAGAACACAGTTCATTATCCAAGAACATGCATCAGATGATGGTCTAAATCCTCCAATGCCATCAAAATTGGCAACAGTATTGAATCGCAATCGAACATTGCAAATGTTTGGGTTATTACATCAGCGTTTCGGTTATCAGCAAGTAGAAAATGGTGCAAGAGCCTTGCTTCCATCAGGCATTCAATCATCCATTGAAAGTGAAAAGACCAATTCATTTATAGCCTTTAGGATTAGAAAACTTCCTTTACCTTCTATAGATCCTATAGCCATATCATCATGGACTAATGTACGTTTAGGTGCGAAATTATTAAAACCATCAGGAATATTAGCATCAAGATTTGGCACAGCAAGTGTTGAAAATACGCGACGTAATTTCAGATTTATTGGTTTAGGTGTTCAATCAATCTATGGCAATACAATGGTAAGTGAAGCCATTCGTACATTGAGTTTTGAGCAGCGGTTTACGATAGCACCGCCTATAATTTCGTTGCCCAAAGTGAAATATGGCCGTCGATTTATTGAGTTTTTTGCTACTGATCCAATGTCCAAATATGGTCGTGCTGAGGTTGTAAGCAGATTTAATAAAATTTATCCAAAATATGAGTATAAAAATTTAGTCGGTGAACCTATTGTCAGAAATCTAACCCCTGAATTACGTCATAGAGGTTTAGACTTATCCGAATTTGGTAATGCTTATATAGGTCTGTATAAACGTCATATCCTATTTGAAGGTTTTAATTCATTGTTATTGGGTGGTCATACCATCGCAGATAGAAAGCAGTATATAAACGCTTCAGGCATTGCAAATCCTGAAATTACTAAATTCCATAAGTTAGAAAAAATTGGTGCTGGGAAATATATTACTCAAATTGTAGATTTGAATAATTATGGAATAGAGACAGAAAATTTTGAAACTGATCCTAAGAAATGGCCTGTCATTCATCAAAATGTTATTCGGCCAGACTCTACCAAAGAAATGACCATATTTGGTACAGCCGATGTACACGCAAACTCAATAAGAGTAGAGCCGGGTTATTGGGAGAGATTGTTTGGAGTAGCAATCCTTACACATAAAAATCGAAGCATTAACGTTGCTGCATGGACTGAAAAATTAGATTTAGGCAAACCAAGTATTTCACCACATACAATTTATGCGGTTGTTGAAGCACCTGAACAAGCAAAAATAAATCATCCACCACAACGATTGCATTATGTAGATGGATTGGACAGGGAACCAGGTGCAATTTTTGGGAATCCTGAAATCTCCCATTTTCATAGAAAAATAAATGTTGCTGGAAAGGATCTATCTTTATTTGGTAATTCAGAACTACGCCAAACCTTGTTCGAAATTAAACCAAAAGGATTTAATAGCCTTAAATTCGGAATCATTGCACCAATTGGTAACCAAACCATTAGTTTTAGACGTGCGTTGGATATGAGTAGCTTTGGTTCTTTTTCGATACAGCATTTAGAACCTTTTAATAAAACGATTAAACCACTTGGATTAAACTCTTTATTGTTTAGTAAGAATGAAATTCAACTATTTCACCGTAATGTAAGAATGGCTGGTTTAAGTTCACTTTCAATGGGAACGCTGAAACAAGATGATAAGCCTTATATGTGGCAGGGCTTGCGAATTGGACCTCATATTCCAACCAACATTGGAGGAGGGGAGCAATCGACTTATGGCAAAGCTTGGATTTCAAATCGAGTTAGAGAGGTCGTACCTGTAGGTTTAGATTATGCATTAGTCAATGTTTATGATTATGGAAACTTTGATCAACGTATGCGTGTAACGCTCAGAAAAGATGAACAAATCATACCAGCACAAGTAATTCATATGAGTGGTTTGGATGGTTTGAAAATCTCTGCCTCAGACATTAAAAATCGTGTCCATTTCATACGGCCAGATGGTAATTCTGAACAATATCGCAAAGGGGCATTTTAATGAAATTACTTCCAATAGCTGGAATTAACAATGTGGCAAATGATGATGCTTTACAAATTGGTGGAGATAATCCACGACTGTTTGTGAAGGATGCAATCAACGTTGATATTTCAGAAACAGGCCGTATAAGTTTAAGAAAATCTGAATCTCTAATTACAAACAAAAACTATAGGAATATATGGCAAAGCCCATTACATAGAGATGTATTTGCGACATTAGATCGGCAGCTGGTGAAGATAAATACTTTAGATTGGTCGCATGATGTATTACTCGATCAATTAAATCCTGAATATATTTGCTATGAAGTTTTGAATAATCTGATTTTCATATCTACAATTAGTGGCATATTTGTTTATAACGGTTTTCAACTTGAGCCTTTAACTCTAGATAACCCAGCCAGCCCATTACTAGAAAGTCGAATTCAAGGTGGAACATTAGGGACCGGCGATTATGTAGTGGCGATTTCATACTCTCGTAATGGTAAAGAATCGGGATTATCGGAACATGTACAAAGCCATATTGATATTTTAGGAAAAGGGGGCGTGCTACAAGGAAGCCTTGTTATACAGTTACCCTATTGTCTTGATGCTTCAATTTCTGAGGTGAATATCTATTGTTCAGCTCGTAATGGTTCAGAATTACGTAAATATGGTTCATATCCGATCAGCACCTCACAAGTCATCATTGATCGAGATGATTATTTAGGTCGCGCCAACCAGTTCAACACTATGTCAGCCATGCCAAGTGGCAAATTTATGAAGTATTGGCAGGGTCGATTACTGACTGCCGATAAAAATATTTTAAGATTCTCTCAGGCAATGGCATATCACTTACATGATGAACGCCATGATTTTATTATGTTACCTCAGCGTATCAGTTTTATTCTGCCAGTCGATGGGGGAATATGGGTAGGACAAGTTGATCATGTCGTTTTTCTCAGTGGTGCTGAACCTTCAGAAATGACATTTGTAAAAAAAACAGCTCATTCACCTATACCTTATTCTGCTGTAGAAGTGGATAGTGATTTAATTGGTGCTGATATATCCCAAGGTGGGGGAAAGACAGCCCTTTGGTTGTCTGAAAATGGCTATGTTATTGGCACAAGTACAGGTCAAATTATTGAATTGCATTCTTCTGTGCTCAATGGAATCACTGCAAAATCTGGTAGGTCTGTAAGTCTAGGGAGAAGGCTAATAACTCTTGTAAGTTAAAAGAAATTAAACTTTCAACGAGTTCAATCATGGAAAATGTGAATAGCGATTTAAGCTCAATTGGTGAGTATTTTGACCGGGTGAATGGTGGCGAATGGCAACGCATTCCAAACCTTAACCCAACTGAGGGCATTGCACATATTCTAAATGTAGCAATGGGAGCAAAAGTTAAACCAGCAGGTTATTACATAGCATTATTTTCAGGTAATGCTGCACCTGCAGCGAATTGGACAGCAGCCAATTTTGCTTCTGTAGCATCTGAAATTGTCAGTATGACGGAAGGTTATACAAGTGCTACACGTCCAGAATGGAAGCCAAAAGATACTTTAACAAATGCGATTGATAATTTTGAGACAGTTGCTTCTGTGACTATTACGACATCATCACAACTCAATGTTACTGGTGCTGCGATCCTAACCAATAATGTTAAAGGTGGGACTACTGGGGCCTTAATTTCAGCATCGAAATACCCAGTCACACGTACATTCCAAAACGGTGATGTTTACGAAATTGGTTATCGAATTACTATACAGAGTTCATAATGTTAGAGCCACGTCCTTATGGGTTGGCTGTGTATGGAGGCGATCTAACAAATGAAGATCGCCTTTTTATTGATGCCTACACCAAGAAAGTCACCAATATTAAAGAAGTTTCAAATCTTGAATCGATTCGTTATACACGCACATTACCCGATGGTGGATATGTTGTCATACAGGATATGGGTGGCGTATTTCGTGCGATTGCATTTAAAGACAAGTTAGAAAACTTACCAAAATTCGATGGGCTGGCGACATCTAAAATTCCCATGCTTTTCTCAGGGGCAATTACCAAATCCATACTTCGCAATGGTGAGGGACTTGAAATGATTTTAACTGATATGACATGTCGTCGTATTGGTAACTATAGTGATATGACAATTGGTAAGAATCAAATACTTCAAAGGTTAAGGTGTAAGTACACCGAATTATTTAAAGTGATGTTTGTACCCGAATTTGCTCAGTCATTTCCAGAAGAACAATTGCTTTATACGCAATATCACGCTTTAAGACCAACTTGGTATAGCGGTGCAATGAGTGAAGTTGTTCAAATTGTTGGTGGCTTTGGTCGGCAAAAATTAAAAGAATTACCGGATGAACCTGTTGAACAAGCTGAATTAAAAATTCCTGAAAAATATAGAATTAAAATAGAGAAAGAATTAAAAGGTGTTCGATTACCAGGTTATTCAGGAATGCCTGATGAAGATGGACGGATACTCTATGATCCACGATTTCATAACACCAACTTAATTAGTTTCGATCAAGAAGGATACCCTTGGCTGATTCAAATCAGCCCTAGTGGTGTATGGGCAATGCCTTTACCGATCATTCCAGCAACGCGAACTGAGGCTTTCCGAGAATTTATTGATGAAGTTGATGATTCTGAAATTATTAAAATTTTAGATCGCTTTAAAGGAATACCAAGCGGTGAAACTTTCCCTCAAGGTGACGATTTTTACCGATGGGAACGTGCTGGAGTAATCACAAAAATCGGGGATGCTTCTGCATTTTACCGACATTCAGCATATTCCACAATTTGTGGTTGGTCTTGTAATACTGATGGAAGTGAAGCAATCAATACATGCTATGACTATGCAGATAGCGGATATTGTGAAGGGTATACATTCCAACTGAGTTTAAATATGGGGGTTGTAAAACAACAAGGTTGGCTTTCAGAAAAAAATACTAGTCAATTGGAAGATTTTCAAAATAATCAAGTATCAAATTATCTATCAAAACTATTTGATTTAATGAGAGATGAACCAACAGAGCCGAAGTTTATTGCGATCAAATATAAATTAAGACGAATAGATATTTCACAAATCCTAGATCGAGTTCACATCATCCTGATGTGTGCTTAAAAAACAGGAGGGTTTAACTTGGTAAACTATACATACTCATTAGGAGTTTACCATGAGCAAGAAACAGAAGACTTACACCGCAGAATTTAAAGCTGAAGCCATAAAAGCCATTGAAGAGAACCAAGGTAATGTAT